GGTTGGGGGTGGGAAAGAGAAACAACCCCCGCTGTCGCAAGGACGGGCTTTGCTCGTCCGCGAAATCAAGACGCCTCACGCCCTTTTAAATCAAAAACGACTAAAACTACGAGAAAAATATTTTAAACGTTTTAACGCGCTTTTAACGCTCACTAAAAGCTAATAACGAATACGGTCAAAAGGTTTAAAATATTTGGAGACAAAATAATGGTTTTAACAAACGAGGATCTACTAAAAGAAGTTTCTACTAGAGAGCTGCAAGAGCTCAGCGACTTTGAAGGAAGCGGCGCCGTTAATCAAAGCGTCATAGACGATAGCGTAAACGATGCCTTGGCTTATATCTCCTCTTTTATCAAACTTCCGCAAAACCCTACGCCGCTATTAAAAGACATCGGCGTAAATTTGACTATTATCGAGCTCAAAAAGCGCAATAACTTCCCCAAAGAGGCGCTGAATGAGCAGATAGAAAAGATGGACGCCCTGCTTTTGAAGATGGCTAACAAGAAGCTTCCGAGCCAAATAGAAGACGATAGCGCGCCCAGGCTCGGTATAAGAGCGTTTAGGCACAGCGAGAAAAAAATGGACTTAAAGGATTTAAATGGCTGAAAACAAAAAACCACAGGTTGCGGAGCCGACCGCGTCTTTAGTGCGGGGTCCAGCCGATGGGGCTGGTCGTAAGGACGGGCTTCGCTCGTCCGCGAAGTCGCCCAATATCAAAGAGCTTGCTAAGGAGCTTTATCTAAAAGGCTTCAGCCTTGAGCGCATAGCCGAAATTTTAAACAAGACCGTAAAAACCATAAAAAACTACAAATCTCAAAACGGCGACTGGGACGAACTAAAAGCAGCAAGCTATCTAAATAAAAGCGGCGAAGATAAGCAAAATATCTATCAAAACTTTATCGAAGAGATGCGCCTGGCCGTAAAAGATATAAGAGAGAGCGAACTGCCCGCGGGCAAAAAGGCCGAGGCGCTTTCAAAGATAGGCGATAGCTTCGTGAAGATGACCAAGGTAGCAAGCTACGAAAACCCGGCGGCATACCGCCTAAGCATCGCCAAAAAGGTCATTATGCTTGTGGTGGATAAATTCAAGGACGACGAGAACAAAGAGTGTATCAAAAAACTCGTAGAGCTCATCGAGAGCGAGAAATTCGTCAAAGCTATCGAAGAGCTCGACGTTTAGGATGATGTATGCTTTTTTCAAGAGATGAGTTAGACAGCTTCCTAGAAGACAGTAGAGAAACGCACAAGCAAGCCGGTGCCGTAGAGCCGGAACTTAGCAAGCTAACACGCAAAGACTTTTACGGCTGGCTGGAGGAGCTTAGCGGCGAGCTAAAAGAGCAGATACATCTAAATAGCCCTCTGTCGCCAAAAGATAGGGCTGCAAGAGTAAAACGCGCCGAGCGCGATTTTATGTTTTTTGCAAGGACTTATTTCCCGCACTATTTTAGCATTAGTAGCTCTTGTGCGCTTCACGAGGATCTAGCGCAAATTTTTGAAGCTATGACGCAAAACGCAAGCGGAGACAAATATGCCCGCGCCGCGCCGCGCGGTCATGCAAAGACCACGTACTGCTCGCAGCTTCTCCCGCTTTGGTGTATTTGTTTTAACAAAAAGCGCTTCATCGTCGAAATTTCAGACGCAGTGGAGCTAGTCGAGGGGTGCTTGGAGGCGATAAAAGCCGAGCTTGAGGATAACGCAAATTTAAAAATGGACTTCCCGCACGTTTGCGGCGCAAGCAAAAATTGGAAGATAGGCGAGTTCGTATCCAAAAACGGAGTCAAGCTTAAGGCGTTTGGCTCGGGTAAAAGACTGCGCGGCGTAAAATTCGGCGTATACCGCCCCGATCTAGTAGTCCTAGACGACCTGGAAAACGATACTAACGTACGTAGCAAAGAGCAACGCGACAAGCTCGAGGAGTGGCTAGACGAAGCGGTTTTAAATTTGGGCAGCGTAGATGGTAGCCTAGACGTTCTTTACATCGGCACCGTACTTCACGCGGATAGCGTTTTAGCTAGGAAGCTCAAGCTTAAATTTTGGAATGCCAAGAAATATCAAAGCATCATAAATTTTCCAAAGCGAATGGATCTGTGGGAGAGATGGGCAGAGCTTTACAAAAATATATCCAAAGAGGCTAGCGAAACATTTTATCTAAAAAACAAAGTCCTTATGGACGACGGGGTGCTGGTGCTCTGGGATGATGCGCTGCCGATCTTAAAACTCATGCAAAAGCGCGCCGAAAACTTGAAATCTTTTAACAAAGAGCAGCAAAACGATCCGCGTAGCGAGACTCAAATTTTCACCAAAGAGAGTATGCATTTTTACCGCGAGCTTCCGAGGTGCGATTACTTCGTGATGTATATCGACCCCGCAGGCGAAAAGAAAAAGAGCGATTATACGGCCATAACGGTGCTAGGGGTAAGCAAGGTAGAAGCCAAGATCTACGTAGCAGAAAGCATGGTAGAGGTCATGAAGACCAAAAAGACCATCAAAGAGATCATTAGGCTTAATCAGCTCTATAAATGCCGCGTTTGCGCGATAGAGAGCAACGGCGGGCAGGAGTTTTTTAGGGGCTGGATAAGAGAAAAGGCCTTTGAGATAGGCGTTAAACTACCTTTAAAAGGCGTGAATAATACCGCAAGCAAAGGGCAAAGAATAGAGGAGCTTGAAGTACCTATAGAAGACGGCGAAATACTCTTTCATCAAAGCCAAAGCCTGCTTATCGAGCAGCTTACGGAGTATCCCGAAGCCAAGCACGACGACGCGCCCGACAGCTTGGCGGGCGCATACGACCTAACGAAACTAAAAAAGAAAGTAAAAAGGCGCACAAGATGATATTTGACAAATTATTTAAAAATAAATCCGAGCAGCCGCAGCGCAAGAAAGCAGCTCTCATCCCTCAAAACGGCACCCTGATAGACTTGCTGATAAATACGGGGGTTTTAAGCGTAGGTGACGACGATATGGATATGATACTAGCCGATCTTACCGTTACGCAGTGCGACGTGAGCCGCAAGTCCGTGACCGAGAAAAAAGAGATCCAAATCGTTTGCGACGATGAAAAAATTAAGGACGAATTTAAAAAGATTTTTAACCCCGACGTCGTCAGCCAAATTTTAGAGACCTACCTTTACGGACTAAACGTATTTGAAGTCAACTATAAAGAAAAAGAAGGTCTTGTATACCCAAGACTCGTGCAGCGCGATTTTAGACAGTTTAAATTTAACGACGCGAGCGAGTTTGTGTTTAACGCCGGCGGAAGTGAGCAGAGTATCCCGCCTTTAAAAGTTATATATGCATTAAACAGGGCGAATTTTAGAAAAGTATACGGAGACGGGCTACTTAAAAAGCTGTATTTCCCCGTCAAAATGAAAAACGCCAGCTTGAAGTTTTGGTTTAGGTTTTTAGAAAAATTCGGATCGCCCTGGGCGATAGCAAAAACTAGCTACGAGCCCGACGAAATGGCTGCGGAAGTGCAAGCTATGCTTAGCGGCGATAGTGCGGTCATAGACACGGACGAGGAGATTACCCTCGTGCAGCCTACCTCAAACGTAGATTTCAATAGGCTTCCCGCATACCTCGACAATCAAATCAGCAAGGCCATTTTAGGCGCAAATTTGACTAGCGACGTAAAAGAAGGCAGCTATGCCGCAGCGAAGACACATAACGAGATTAGAGAGGATCTGGCCGCAAACGACGGCAAAATTTTAGTCTTCGTCATGAACAAGGCCATAAGCTTTTTTAAGGAGATAAACGGCTATAACGGCGAGTTTTACGCCAAACTATTCGACGAAGACGCTCCTAATACCGAGCGCGCCGCAAGAGACAAGACGCTATACGATATGGGCTTCACGCCTACGAAAAAATACATAACCTCTGCATATAATATCGAGCTGGACGATAACGAGCAAGCGCAAGAAAAAGACCGAAATTTAAAGGTAAATAAGCAAATATCACTCAATGAGTACGTCGAGCCTGGCACGGCTCGGTGTGCTTTAGGTGGGTGCAGGGAGTTGAAAACTCCCGCTCGCAAAGACGGGCTTGGCTCGTCTGCGAAGTCGATAGATAGATTTGATAAAGCCACGGACGAGATGGATATAGAAGACGGCGAGATAGAAGCGGCCTTAAACAAGTTAATCGCAAGCAGCGAGACTTACGAAGAGGCTTTCGATAAGCTTTACGAGCTTTACGATCTACCCTTTGAGAAGCTTGAGCCATTGATGTTTAAAGCCGTAGCCAATGCCCAGATGTTGGGATATCTGGATGAAATTTAGTTTTTTCGAGGAGCCTACGGCGGTTTATGAATATTTAAAGAGCAAAAAGCCGGAGATCCATTTCGATTACGACGAGATCATGCATGATGCGCATAAAAAGGCTTTCACTATCGCAAAGATGATGAATTTGGATCTTCTTAAAGACACGCAGGCTTCGCTCACCAAGGCTTTTAAAGAGGGCGTCGGGTTTGACGAGTGGAAAAAGAGCGTAAAGCCTATGCTTGCAAAGAAAGGCTGGCTAGGAAATATCAAGGTAAAAGACCCAAAGACCGGCGAAGAAAAAGAAATTTACGTAGGCAATAGGCGGCTAAGGACTATATTTAATACCAACATGAGAACGGCTTACGCCAAGGCTAGGTATGAAAGCCAGATGCAAAGCCTAGGCGAATACTTCCGCTATACCGCCGTGCTAGACGGTAGGACCAGAGAAGCCCACAGGAAGCTTCACGGCAAGACCCTGCCCAAGACGGATAAATTTTGGGATACCAACTATCCGCCAAACGGTTGGGGGTGCCGCTGCAAGGTGCAGGTGCTTACAGAGGCCGAATGCGTAGCTAGAGGCATCGTACCGCTTGCGGACGGCTCTTTTTTGCCCCAGGCTGCAGAAAAAGACTTCAAATACAACCCGGGCAAGGTCGATAAAACGGATGAAATTTTAAAAGACAAGCAAGATAAGGTTTTAGATGCCGTTACTTCAAGTCTTGCAAAGAAAAATTTAAAACAATCCCTAGATAGCTTCGAGCATGAGCGAGACGTTTACGTTTGGCAAAAAAGCTTAGACGACGCAGTAGACGAGCTTTTGGTAAAGAAGAATTTAAAAGCTCCGATAGTCGCCTTTGCGCTCGGAAAACTAGGTAAAGACGTTATAAAAAAGAGCGAAAAACTGCTAGGCGTCAAAATAGAGACTGAGCACATAGCAGGGGACAAGCACGGCATACTCCACATCAGACCTGAGCGCAAGGGGCAATACGGGCAAGATTTGCGAATAGAAGAGATAAAAAAGATAGTAAAAACTTTAGCCGACGATAAAACTCCCGTAAGCGTAGATACCGTGAATAAAAACATCGTATTTTGGTTTGAGGATGAAAAAGATGCGAGCAAGATAAACAAGATCGTCATAGACCTAAACTACAAACTGAAGAAATTCGGGCTTACCAATTATATGGCGACGGCAAGCAAAGTAGATAAGACGAATGAGAAAGAAGCGCAATTTATTAAAATCAGATGACGGCGGGAGTTGCACCCGCAATACAGGTCCGATCTCGCGAGGCGAGCACCTATCGACTACTACGTTGCGATCATCAATCATCTGATTATCGTTCATTATACCACTTTGAAAGGATAAAGGCAAATGATAGAAGTTAAAGGCCTAGAAGAGCTGCAAACGAAGCTAAAATCTCTGCAAAATATCGAGAAAAAAACCAAGCCGCTAATGCAAACGCTAGGCAATATCTTACAAAACGAAATAGAAGCCAGTTTTGAGAACGAGAGCAGTCCGTTCGGACAAAAATGGAAGCCGCTATCCTCGGTTACGGTTTTAGCGTATTACGGGGGAGGCGGTATAAAAAACCTTAAAAAAGGCAACCAAGCCTCGTTTATAAAAAACGGGAAGCGCCAAAGCAAACAGTTTTTAAAGAAATTCGGCGCGGGCGGTAGCAAAAGGATATTAAGGCAAACGGGAGCCCTGGCGGATAAATGGATAACAAAAGCTAGCAACCAAAGCGCGAGCGTATCTAATAACGCTAGCGCCGGCGGCTTTCCTTATGGACTCACTCATCAATTCGGAACCAAAAACGCATTCGCAAAAGGCATATTTATACCGGCTCGTCCGTTTTTGCCAATAGATAAAAATAGAAATTTACCAAAAGATCTAGAAGATGTGGTAAAAAAGGTGGTGATAAAATTTATAAAAGATTTTTAGTTACAACTATCAAAGCCCCCATTTTTAGGGGCTTTTTGACTATAGTTGTATAATTGTAAAAATTAAAGCTCTAGTTCGGTTTGTATAAAGCTAATATTTTCATCTATCTTAGATGCCACATAAGCCATATACGCACCCATATCCTCCCATTTTAGCACTTCATCAGCACAACTTGCAAGCACAAGCGATAAACAAAGAGCCTTTATATCAGCTATCGCACCTTTATAGTCTATACTCTCTCTTACTGCGGCTAAATCTTTCATCTCTCACTCCTCTATTAAACTATAACTATACGTATATTTGCCGGCATCAAGTAGATTAGCCCGCCAATAAATCCCGTCGTAGCTATGTAGCCAGTTTAGCGCCGAGCGGTTATTTTTATACGTGCCTACTCTTGCCAGCAGTTCGCCTTGCTTTATGCCTTCTTCTTTTTTAAGCGCGGCTATGACTTTTTCGATAAATTTCTCCTCATTGCTTAAACGCCTATGATAAACTCTGCTTATGGGCTTATCGGCTAGTCTAAACTCTCCCTCGCTTCTTTGTTTGAGTAGCTCCAAAATAGCCGAGTTTTGTTTTAGCATGGTTTGCATGGCCGAAGAGATTAAATTTAAAGCTTGTGAAAAATTTTGCTCTTTATTTGGTATAATCTCATCCGATTTTATTATAAAATCGCTCGCCCAATCACGAAAGGCGATAGTCTGAGGCGTCTCGCGTAGTTTGAAACCCAACGTGATGACGCCTTTTTTAGTCCAAAACGTTAAATCTCCGCCGCCGTTGCAATTTGCAACAGTGTAAAAATGCACGTTATTGCGGTATTCTCCGCGTGATTTTTGCGAGCGAATAGCTTCCTCGCTCACTCCAAAGCCGTCCGCGACTTGTTTGTTTGATAAAGCCCAAGTATCGTTAAACTTGAGCACCTCTAAATTTATGCCGTTAAAATTTACGACTGCGTTCATTCTGTCTCCTTTAATATAGTGATTAACTAGTTATTTTTCGTAATTATATACTTTTTAAATTGTTTTGTCAAGATATTAAACTAGTTTTTAACTATTTTTTGCTAAAATATCACAATTGATTAAAGATGTTAGGATTTAAAATGGAATATAAAATTTTTGAAGAGATACTAGAAAACGCAAAAATAAGTAAAAAGGATTTTTCTGAAATAGCTAAAATACCATACCAAACAATTATGAATTGGAAGCGAATAGATAGTGTGCCTGATTGGGTTGAACCTTTTGTAGAAAATTACATTAAATCCATTAAATTCGATAAAGCTAGAAAAATTTTTAATGATGAATTTGCTGAAAATAGCAAATAGTCCCTTTTAAGTTCTTGTATATAGTTTGTAAGTACGACCGCTTTTAAGCCTATGGATATCGCCTGATTCACTACCAAAATAAAGCACATATCTTATTATTTCGGTATCATACTCTTTAAAATATGGATAAATTTGAGTTTGTAACATACCTTCATTTTTAGCTACTATGCTAATTACTCTTTTGATACAATCATTATAAAGCGGATCTTTGTATGCAAAATATGTCATAATTTTTTTAAATTTGTCTTTTTCTTGTTGCGTATACCTATCTCCAACCATCTCATAGGCTACTTTTTGTAAAGCGAAACGCATGGCGTCAAATTCTCGTTTTTCATAATAATCTATAATTTCGATAGGGGTATCATCTGGGTATTCTTGTATGATTTCAGCTTCTAAAACTTCATATTCCTTAATTGATTGCATACTTTTCAATGCTTGTCTTTTGGCTTCTATTTCTTTTAGTTTATCTTTTAGCTCTTGTTGCTTTGCTTGATATTTTATCTCTCTTTCCCTATTTTTTGTAGCCAACTTATTTGCTTCTTGCTGTTTTAGCTTCCGTTTTCTTTCTTTTATGAGTTCTTTTATCGCTTTTTTATCAAGCGTTTTAGATTTAAAGGCTTGTAGAATTTGGATTATTTCTGATTGTGGATACTTTTCCGACTCAAGATTGATTATAATCGTAAGCTCATCTGACGTCGGCTTATATCCCAATATCTTACTCCATTTTTTTGAGTCTCGATGATTAAGTATAGCAATAACGACTAAAATAAGCACTATAATAACCAGCCAAAGCATCTTTAAACCTTTTTAGAAATTTCTTGATTTTCGTCATATACGTCGTTTGCGATTATATCGATATTTTTACCAATCTGCATTAAACTTTCTCGTATAATTTCATTCATTTTTTATCCTTTCGTTAAAATAAACTAGGCTCTCTTATCTCTTTGGTTATAGCGCAAACGCTGTTATAGCTCAGATTATGTTTTGCGGCGATCTCGCGAA